GGTGAAGAACTAGAATCAACCCAGAAGATCAAATATACCGCTCCTAAGGCATACGGCACACAGAACCGTGCAGTGACCTCTCAGGACTATGAAGCAATCGTTCGTAAGATCTATCCAGCAACCAGTGACATCATTATTTTTGGTGGAGAAGATCAAGTACCACCTGAGTATGGAAAAGTCTTTATTGCATTAAAACCAAAAGATGCTAGTTACCTTACTGCACTAACAAAACAAAGTATTATTGCAGATTTAAAGAAATACGTTGTTGCTTCTATTGAACCTAAGCTAGTCGATCCTTCTATTCTCTATGTTGAGATGAATAGCAAGATCTATTACAACGGATCTGCTACTGATCAGACACCAGCGCAGATTAGAGATAAAGTAATCGGTAACGTACAGTCTTATCTTGATACTTCTGATACTGAAAAGTTTAATGGTAAGTTCAGATACAGTAAGATGGTAAGTGTAATTGATGATTCCGATAGAAACATTAATTCTAATTTGACATCTGTAACAATGAGAAAGGATTTCTATCCTTCTCTAAATTCTACCTTCTATTACGAGATTTGTTTCCAGAATACATTTGATAAGGATTGTGACGAACCTGTTCTTTCTTCTACTGGTTTTAGAGTCACTGAGTATCCCAATTTCGATGTGTACATAGAAGATAGGGATGGCAAAATTGTCCTATATACACTAGATAGCGTAACTGGCGAAAAGGTTGTTCTTGACAAGGAACTTGGCGATATTGATTATGATGAAGGTGAACTTAAAATTTACAATTTGACTATCATTAAAGGTAGTTTCTTTGATAATCGTATTTCTGTAAGAGTCAAACCCCTTTCTAATGATATCAAGGCACTTCGTGAAGTGTATCTTGACGTTGACGTTGCAAATTCCTCGTTCACTGCATACAAAGAGTAAAGTAAATGCCTGCTGTAAAGACTAAGAGAATTTCCACTCTGATCGAGACGCAGCTTCCTGCTTTTATTACTGATGAATACGAACTCTTTAGTAAGTTCGTTCAGAAGTATTACGAAGCACAGGAAGTGCAAGGTGGCACTTTGGATATTATCAACAATATCCAGAAGTATGCTGATATCGATTATTATGAAAAAAATCTTCTAACACAGAACGATATCTTAGATACCACTATCAGCGATAGTGATACTACTCTTGTCTTACAAAACGCTACATCATTCCCAAAGAGAAATGGTTACGTTAGAATTGATGATGAGATCATCTTCTATGCAACTAGAACTGATACAGAGCTAAGACAGTGCTCTAGAGGTATTAGTGGCAACACTACTCTTGGCAATCTGTACGAATCAAGTAATTTTACCAGCACAAGTGCTGCAGCACATAATTCAGGACAAAAGGTTCATAACGTTAGTAACCTTTTCCTATATGCACTTGTCAAGAATTTTGAAAGTCAATATCTAGGTTCTTTCCCAGAAAAGTATCTTAAGGGTGAAGTAGACAAGAGAACTTTAATCAAGAACATTCAAAAGTTCTATAAAGCTAAAGGAACTACAAGTTCTATTCAGTTTATCTTCAATACTATTGTTGCGAAGGATCATACTAACAAACCAGAAGTATACAAACCAAGAGATTTTACATACAAATCTTCTGAAGCAGATTGGATTAATGTATATGCACTTAAGTGTAAGGTTATCTCTGGTGACGTTAAAAATCTGATTGGAAAGAAAATTGTTCAGACTGCTACTGAAGAATATGGTTATGCTGATACAACTGTAGATAACGTATATGCTGATGGTACATCAGATGGCGAAGTAATTTACAATATTGTTCTAGCACCTGAGACTGTTAATGGTTCATTTGAGGTATCTACTAAAACTAAGCTAGAGAAAACCCTGTCAGGGACTGCATCCTCAGGGGATAGAATTGATGTATTCTCAACAGTTGGTTGGGGCAAAACTGGATCTGTTCTTATTGGAACAGAAACAATTACATTCGATGATAAGAATGTAACTCAGTTTGTTATTGATGAAAGAGCGGCACAGACTGCTGTACAACATGAAGTGGGAACATCAGTTTATAAACCAGTAACCATTAGTGGTGCTGGTGTTACCTTACTGACTTTGGGTGTTGTATACAACCTACAACCATCCGATGCTCAACCATATTCTGCTACTGGGGACAAGATCCAAATCTCTAATCCAGGATTTGAAACTTCCGATTCTAAGATTGTTCAGACTGGTACTAACCAAACTAGATGGGTGTTGAATACAGGTGCTGCAGTCAATGTGCCTACGCTTCCATCGGTCGCATCCTCGCTAGATCAAGTCTCTACTAATGTGTCTGCTATCTTTGAGGACGAACAGTATTATTATATCACAAGTTCTAGTTATCCATCACATAAAATTCTAGATGGGTCAACTGTTAATGAAACTACACTTGATCAGAAACTTCTCCGTATCATCAGGAAGCAAGCAACTAGAACTACAGAACAATATAAAACGCCAAAGCGTGATGTAGGTATTGCACTAAACGGTGTTCCTTTCTACGGATATAAAGATCCAGAAAGTGTAAGATTTGGTAAGTTAGAAGAAATTAAGGTCAATACAAGGGGAACTGGATATGACACTCCTCCATTTGTTCTTGTAGACCAAGTTCCTAATAAAGCTAGAGCAATTCTTGCTGGGCAAGTTGTAGAAAGTATTGTTGTCGATACACAGGATATCTTCCCAAGAACTCCTGATATCACTATTACCTCTGGTCGTAATGCTTCTGTTCGTGCAATTGTAACTGGTGGTAAGGTTACCAGTTTAATTATTGATAATCCAGGTGAGTTCTACTCTTCTGCTCCTCTGATTAGAATTAGAGATAATGCAGGTCGTGGTAGATTTGCTGAGTATCAAGCAATCGTCAATACTGATGGAGAGATCACTGGATTTGATAAAATTGCAGAAGGTAACTTCTATAATCAAAACACTGTAGTTGTTGATGTCATTCCAGTTGGTAATGGTGCATCTGGTATTCCTCTACTCAAAGAATGGAACTACAATAGGTTTAAGAAATTAGAAGATCAACTCGATACCGAGTATGGATACATCTTTGCAAACTATAATAATGTATTAGAGTATGGTTATGGATATGCTGCTAACCCTAAAGCTTTGCGAGTTGCACTTAGTGACAACATCAACAGTGCAGGAACTGAACCTGCTACAAAAACTCACTCTCCAATTATTGGATTCGCTTATGACGGTAATCCAATCTATGGTCCATTTGGTCATGAGAACCCTCTAGATTCTACATCATCTATCGTGAGAATGACTTCTAGTTATTCTCTAAACGGAAGTCGTTCTGACGGTCCTTCATTAACACAATACCCCTTAGGTACATTTGTTAATGATTACACGTACACCCACAAAAGTGGCACACTCGATCAGAACAATGGAAGATTTTGTATTACCCCAGACTTTCCGAAAGGAACTTATGCTTATTTCCTTACTATTGATAGCAATCAAGTACCGCAATATCCATACATTCTAGGAGAGAACTTCTATTCTCTTCCAGTTGATAGTAACTATAATTCTAACATCAATCAGGATGACATTCCTAAGAATTCTAGAAGATTCTATCAAGCAGGAATGCAAAGAAATGGCGAAGGAGTCATTGCTCAAATTGCTGATGTAAAACAAGGCAATGTAGAAAATATCAATATTATTGATACATCAACAAATTTCTCTATCAATTCACAGATTTATTTTGATAATAGAGGAACTGAAGGTTCCGAGGTAGAAGCAATTGTAAATTCTGTAAAAGGAAAGGATGTTAACTACCTAGAATGCAAAGAAAATAAGGTTGTAAAACTAACAACTATTCAAAGTGCATATCTATTTGCAGATGATACACTGAACCAACCTTCTTCTGGTGCATCTGGTTCTATTGTTGGTACAGTCAAGAACGATAACACTATTGTTCTTAGAAATGTCAATGGAACATTTGACGAGACAGGAACTTTCTCTGCAACTATCAAGACATTCATTATGCTTCTCGATCAGAGAAGTTCTTACACAAAAGGAGCGATCTTAAGTCTCACTAATGGTGTTGACGCACCTATCGCTAAAGGTGAAGTATTGGAAGGTACATCATCTCAGAATGTAGTACAAATTAAAGTTACTGAAGGAACATGGATTATTGATGATGATTATTTCCTCCAATCAGATGACCTGTTCAACACTTCTGGTACAAGACTAGTAAGACTCACATCATTAAGTGATGGACTAGAACCATTTGAAGTTAATCAAAGCGTTGCACTAGTCGAAACAGCATCTCCTCATGGATTAGGAATTGGTGATCAAGTAACAATTGATATTAATCCTAATGATGCAACTAAAACTAAGACTTATTATTTAAGAAAGAGATTATATCAAGAAGCAACCCTTATTGCTCCATCTGTCAAGACTACCATTAATGATACTGGTATTGGTAGATACGATATCTTAAACGGTGGTGCCGATTATACAGAGGGAACATATGTTGGTGTTCCTTTGACTGGTGGAACTGGTTCTGGTGCAACTGCAACTATTACTGTATCTGCTGCAGGTGTAGTTTCTAATATCCAATTACAAGATAGAGGATCAGGATACAGAAAAGCAGATTACTTAGGTGTTGCAGATGAAAGTCTTGTAAGATCTGGTGGGTCTACTAGCACAATGCGTCTTACTCTATATGTTGATCATGTAGGTTTTGCTGCTGGTGCTGGACAACTGGTTGTAGACGATGCTGCAAAATTTGCTGTTAATGATTTAATTAAAGTTGGTGATGAGATTTTAGAAATTCAGTCGATTGTTGGCAGTGGATTGAATGTATTGACTGCAAGACAGGGAACTGTAGCAATCGATCACTTTGACGGACAAGAAGTTGTACTTTATAATCCACAATATAATTTTACAACAAACTATCAAATTTTTGAAGGTAATAATTCTGGGTATGTTCAATCATATGATCCAGTTACACAAAAGATCAATATTGTATATGATTATGGTACAACAATACCAACAGCAAATGAAGTTGCACTAAGTTCTAGTTTCTTTGATAGCAGTAATCCACGTAGATTGGTTTCTATTCAATCAGCAACAGATTTAGTTTACAAATTTGAATTCTCTGAGGACAATACTACATTTACCCCTAATCCTAATATTGATTTACAGGAGTTCTACAAGTACAAGTTTGATACGTCTCATTCTAGTCTTACTGGGACTTATTTTGATATTAGTCCAAGTAATAACTACAACTTGATTACTGTAGAGAAAACAGAAACAACAATTCTCCCTGGAAACGCAGGTTCATTTACTGATGTTAAGTTTGGATTTGGTTCTAGACTTGCTGATAACAATTATCAAACAAAAGTAGGAACAGATTTCACAAACTTCTACTATTTCGATAAGAAAAATGTAGTAAGTTCTGATGGTGCATTCTTTAAGATTATTACAGACCCACTACAAGGAACTAAGACTCTTAATTATGTTACATCGAATCGTTTTGTATACGATATTCCTAGTGCTCCTCTTTGGGATGGTTCTGGATCTATTTCCTATACTACTACTGGTCAGTTCGCTATCGGTAAGATTAACACAGCACAGATCATCAACTTAGGACTTAACTATAAGAAAGTTCCTGTTATTGTGGGTGCTGATCCAACTGAGAGTTACAGAGCACAGGCAACAGTAGAATATGATATTGCAACACAAACTATTGTTGGTGTTAACGTTACTAATAAGGGATCTAATTATGTAAATCCAAAAGTTGTAATTATAGATGGAGATGGATCTGATGCGGTATTTAATGTTATCTCTAGAAACGGTCAGATTGCTTCTATTACTGTTGAAAAACCTGGAGTAGGATATACTTATGCTCCAGAGATTATCATTATTGAAGGTGATGTGGAAGCATATGCAGAGAGTACAACTATTGGTGTTCCT